AAATGGGGGGCGGGACGAATCCCGCCCCCCATCAAACTGCAAACTATCAGGCAGTCTTAGCCGTCAGTTTGCCCTGCTTGGCACGGTTCCTGATGGTCAGGTTGCCGTAGCACATGATGAGTGCGTAACGGGCATCCATGTTCTCAGGACGCACGAACGGGGTGTTCTCAAACCACTTGCCAGAGTGACCGACCAGCGTCAGGTACTTGGAGTTGATGAAGAACATCGTTCCAACGGGTGCGTGGACATCATAGGTGACGGGGGCAGCCTTGAACAGGAGGTTCTGGAAGCCCGCATCAGCGGTCTTGGTGTCCGTGTAACGGAGTTGCGGCTGAAGCAGCGACTCGTACTTCTCAAACAGGGTCTGAGTGGTGAGCAGCATATCGGGGTGGTCGTTACCAACCGACACCGAGTTGTATGCAGTCGCCATCTGAGCCAGCGTAAGCGCACCAGCGGTGTTCTCCTCATAGGACTTCCACCAAGTGTCGGTGAGGGCGTTAATGCCGCCAACGGTGTTGCCAGCCTCAACGAGGTTGCCAAGACCGTTCCAGTCCTTGCCACCGTTGCCAGTGCCGTCAGCGAAGAACATCTGGTTGAAGCCCTCGCGGAGCGACTCCTCAGCCTGCATGATTTTCGCCTCAAGCAGGTTGATGACTTCCTGCTCGCCGTTGTTCTTTGCCTCCTCAATACCCGAGATTGCGATAGAAGCAGCGTACTGCTTCCACTCGTACTCGGCGGCAGAGATGCCGTCCTGCGGGGTCAGCGAGATGGTGTCGTAACCCGAGTAGGACTTCACGGTGCTGTTCTGACCGTAGATGAGCGGCTCAACAATCTTCGTACCGCCATTAAGCATACGGATACGACCGTTGCTCATCAGGTGGTAGGTCAGCGGGCGAGCCGTGAACACATTGTCCGTCAACTGGTCGCGGTAGTTCGCAATTGTCGTTGAGAGCAGTGCATCAAAATTGGGGTTTCCAGCCATTTTATTTTCTCCTTAGGTAAATGTTTGGATATTAAAAGTTTGCGTTCATGGAACGCTTGGCGGCAGCCCAAGCCTCACTCAGACTCGTAATCGGCTCAAAAGAATCTGTCGTAGTGTTGGCGGTGGCAGAACTGCCACCTTCAACAACCGCCGCCTGACGCTTAGACTCAAGAACCTGCTGTTCCTTCGCCTGTTGCGTTTCAGCGGCTTTACGCTCCAAGTCTTTCTGCTTCATAAACTTATCAAAAGCAATCTGCTTGTAAACAGCCTCCAAATCGGCTATGCCAGTCCGCAAAGCGGTCTGGACAACCTCATTGGCATCAAAATCGTCATATGTGGACTTAAGACGAGAAATCTCTCGCTCAATCTGCTGCTGAGACTGATACTCCTCAAACTGGGCGATACGCTGGTCCAGTTCACGCATCCGCCGCTCCACTGGGTCCATGTCCTCGTAGGAGTCCATAGAATCCACCATGTCCTGCGCCTCAGCACGGCTGATGCCGTAATGCTTAGAAAGCAGGTCAATCGTAGCGGCTGGATTGTTCTCAAGAGCCGTCTGTAGAGTAGCAGCAAACTGAAGTGCCTGCTTCTGCTCCGACAACTCCTGCGTCTTGCGGGTATAATCCGCCTGACGCTGATAACCAGCAATAGCCTCAGAAAGCGGAACTCTCAGTTCCTCACCATCAATCTTGACTGGCACCTCATACGAGGAATACTGGTCAAGGTCCAGAATGGATGAATCCGATGCTGTAGTAACCTCGCTGGAATCGGGTGACCCAACAGTGGGTTCCGCATCAACAGAGGGTGCGATATCTTCGCTCATAAAAATTTTCTCCTAGAGTCCTAGACGGTTGCTCTATATATATAAAAGTTGTTCTAAACCATCGGGGGCATAGGCGGCATACCGCCCTCTGCCCCCATCGGCATTTCCTGCTCGGGAGGCATCTGACCCTGCTCAGGCATAGGGGCAGGAGGCGCGGACAAGAACTTCTCGGGGTTCTTAACATTAAACCCGAACTGAAGAACATATGCCGCAAGTTCCTGCATATTAACAATTCCAGCCCCAGCAAACGGTGCCATAGCATCAACCACCTGAAGGGCGGTCTGACGGCGCACAGCCTCGTTGTGGGGCTGGGTGGACCCGCCAACAACCTCAAAGTCAAACTCGCCCTCAAGATACTCGCGGTCAAAGTTAACCCACACAGGCTCCCCGTCCTTGCCAATCAGGCGGGCAACCTGCTCCCCAGTCATATACTGCTGAGCCAGCATAACAAGACGGCGGGCAACTTCCGAAATGGAAATTTCCACAATTGCCAACTTGTCCGCAGTGCGGGCGTTGGCGGCATCCTGAATAGCGGAAACCTCGGTGGCGGTACGGCGAATCTCGGGAAGTCCACCCGTCATAAACTCGGGCAGACCCGTAATACGCTCAATGTCGTTGATAATCAGGTTGGACTGGTCATAAAACTCGGGCGGGTTGATAACCGCTGGGAACGGTGCAACAACCGACCCAAGCGGCTCATCAGACACCACAGGAACCATCACATTGTCCTCGTCCGACTCCAAACTAGAACGACCATACTGGTCAAACGCCGACTCCTTATAGAGATACTTTCGCGCAAACCGCTTACGATGGTTCATCATCTGCGAACGGGTCTCATTCAGTTCCCGCTGAAGCGGTTCAATCTGCTCAAGGTCACCAATCGGATAAAACTGGTCAGGAACATCATAGTTACGCAACATACTAAAAGGATGACCAAAAGCATACGGCATCCGCATCGGCTTAATCAGGAAGTTTTCACCGTTCTCGGTGAAAACACACATCGTCCTAGAAGTGACACAATAGTATTCCCACACCTCGGCATAACCATAATTCTTGTCATACACTTTGCGGCGGGACGGGTCATCGCTGTAGCGGGCAACAGCCATAACCTGAACATCCTCGCGCGCAGCCTTGGAGTAACGCTTATCAGCCTTCACTTCCGCAATGGGACGGCGAATACGCTGGGCAATCCACTTGATATCATGCATACTGGTTGCGTCAGGGTCAACAAAAATATCAAACGGGGACACACGCTCCGCAAACGGCGCATCCTGAGTGACAACAGTGGTAGTAGCCACCTCGCCACCCGACACGGGGTCCGAAATGTCCCCGTCATCATATCCGCCAAGTTCTTCTTCCTCAACAAAACGGTAACCCGTCTTAATCCAGCCATGACCAAAAATAAGCAGGTCCTTGACTGCGCGGCGGAACTCGGAACGAATATCCTTGAAACGCCACCAATAGTTAACAACCGCCTCGGCAATGACCGCATTAGCGGCATTGTCGGGGCTGACAGCATTAACCGTAATCTTCGGATAGTTAACCGCAACAGCAGGGGCAATAACATTGACAGTAGAGAAACAAATGTTAATCAGCATCCTATCGGTGTCGGAATACTGGTCATAATGCTTGCCCTTGTAAAGGTCTAGGAAACGCCGCCAATCAGCGTCAAACCCTTCCTCTTTGCGCCACTTCTTGGACGCTTCAATGTGTTGACGGTACTCTTTAAGTTTATCCGCCTGCGTTTTCCTAGCCATTACTTCTTTTTACTTCTTTCCTGTGCAGCCTTACGAGCAGCAGCCTGCTTTTTGGTTGGTTTAGAACTTTTATAATTATTCAGTTGGCTGCCTTGCCTTGCTTTACGGGCATTCGCACGACCAATTGCTTGTTCTTCTTTCCAAGCAGCATCAAATTTTTTGTTAAGTTCTCTCTGGGTGGAGCGTGTAGGGGCGCGACCACCGACACCAAAATATTCGTGGGGATTAGGATAATCACCAAAAACGCGAGCCTTTTTATCTTGCCGCTTATCCGACATAAACTCCAAATGTCGCGCAACACGGTCTGGCACCTTTTTCTTGCTAGTGGGCATTTTAGCCTTTTTAGCAATAACTGGAGCAACCTTTTTTTCGTAAACATCGTTATAGCCGATACCACGGGCAAACCGTTTAATTTTTTTTACATCAGCAGGACTAAAACCTTTTGTTCCACGCGCTTCTTTAGCAAGCCATTTTACAACATCATCAATTGGGGATTTAGGTTTTCTAGTAGCCATTACTTCTCGTCCTTGAAAACAACCTGAAGAACAGCCTCAACTGCCACCTGAATAGCCGCAACCTGCTCCGCAGAAAAATCAAAACCCCACGCAGTAGCCACAACCACAACCGCACGAACAAGCGCACGAACCTTAGACCTAGTAAACATTATTTATGTCCTTCCTGAATATGCTTATCCAATTTATCGTCAACCTTTTCAACCTTATCCAAAATATGCGTCAAAATCCCTCGGGACTCTGCGTGTTGGCTAGTGTTTTCCCTACGCAACTGCTGCAACAGGACCACAACGGGTCCACCAATCACAGCCACGGCAATAGGCACCAGCCAATCCATCAGAACCCATACTCCGAAGCAGGAACCGCATTAATACCCGCCCCACGAGCATCAGAAAGAATCTTATCCTGACGCTCCTTGATAGTGGGACCATGAAAATTGTCTTTACCGTGGGTAAAACCCAGATTTACGGTACGAAGATGGCATTTAAAGCAGATTGCACCCCGCCGAGGCATTTTTCCGTCCTCGGTTGGGAACATAGTACCACAATTCTGGCATGAGATTCGCAAAATTTCCATACTAGTGTCACAATTGTTCTATTAAAGCGGAACTTTGGTTGAATTTCGGATATTATGCGCCCCAATCGGCGTTTTATTCTCCCCAACATTGTCATAAAGGTGCTGTTCCCACCACAGCAAACTGTTCCTAGGCACGGAAACATCCCCCCGATACTCGGGAAGCCACACATACTTCAACATTTGCGTAGCAATAGCCAAAGAAATAGTCCTGTCGTCATGCGGGGAACCCCCCATCTTGCCGTTGGACTTGCGAACAAAGGTTCGCAACTCCGCAATCGTCCTGTCACAATACAAAACAACCCCCTCATCCCTGAGGGCGGCGACAAGTTCGTCAATAGCCAACGGCTTGGAGGTTACCGTGGTTCGCCAACCCATCGTTTCCGTAGCCTGAGCCACACGCTGATTAAGCCGCCGCTGCCTATAAAGGTTCTTGTAACCCACACGCTGGGCAGCCTTGAGGGAAGTCAAACCGTGGTTGTTGGACTCAATGCCGACCAACGCCTGATTATACCACCACCCCAAATCAGCCATCAACTCACCAAATATGTCTGGCTCAATATGTCCATGCCAATGAGCAACCACCTCACCTGTGGCTGCGTTGATAATATGGGCGGAAGAATAGTCGCCATACGACAATCCTTCCGCCACATCCGCCCCAATCACATACACACCATCAGGGCGCGGATAATCCCACACTCGCAACTCACCCTCTTCCGAATGGCGAAACTCGTAGTTGCGGTCAGAATACACATGAAGATACCCGATATCAGGTTCTGCTGTGGGCATAGCATCCAACAGGTCAATATTGAAAACAGGGTTACCTGACTTCACAAACGCTTCCTCGGGGAAGCGAGGATATTCCTGATGCAACTGCCATGACTGCATATTGCGGGACTTTGCGGTGTACCAGTCATCGTCACGGTCACCTGCAGACCACGGAAAGAAAATACCCACAAACTGGTTGGAACCAGTTTGTGAACCAACCCACAACTGGTGAAAAAAGTTTCCTGAACCATTGGCGGTGGACAAACCAATCACTCGTCCGCCGACATCCGCAATAGGTTCAATAGAAGCCCACGCTTCCTCGGGGTTTGGCAAGAACGCCCATTCGTCCACAATAACCAAATACACAGACTCACCACGAGCGGGGTCGGAGCCGCTGGGCAGCGACTCCAAACCCGACTCGTTGTCAAACATCATTTTCTGCTGATGGTCCGTAACCTGCTTGGGTCCTCGTTCCTTCATCCACTGCGGAAGAAACTTATAACCATACTTGGACTTTGCAAGCAACTTAACAGACTCACGCTCGGTCCTAGAGAGCATAACAACAAAACGGTCGGGACGGAAAAACACCAGCCAAAACGCATACGCCGCAGCCAGCGTAGAGAACCCCACCTGACGCGCTTTGAGAACAACACTATAGCGTTCCGACATCCAAACTTCCATAGTTTCCATCTGGGCTTCACGCAACTCAAACCTGATACGCCCCTGCTCGGGGTGCTTAATGTACCAGTAGGCTTCACAGAAGTATGCGAACGCTTCCAGTTGTTCTTCCATTGTCGGGTTTTCGGGTCCACGGCATTTACGCCACTCCCGCTCATTAACCAGTGCTTGCAGGTCCATTGTTAAACACCAAACACATTTCTTCCATTAGCAACAGCATCAAGAACAAACCTTTTGTTCCTGAAACCATTCAACTGATTATGCACATACGGACCCTCGTTCGGATGGAAAATTGCAGCATATTTCTGAATCCGTTTTTCATCAGACAATGCGACGCTGTCGGGAATCTCGTAGTAATCCCTGAAACGCACAACACCATTTTCCAGTTCTATGTTTTCCTTGACAAGAATTTCATCCAAAGTCCACAACTCGGGATTGCGGGAAACAATCCAACTCAAAGAACTTGCGGCAAGTCTACTGGCAACAATTTCAATTGTTTCCGCCCTAGTTTCCTCAAGATTATTTGGCTGGGTGCGGGCATTTGTGGAACCATGCAAAAAATTGTGTATATGCATAGGCGGCAAAGAATCCAAAACCTGAATCTCCATTTCGGTCAACTGCATAAAACGCCAAAAAGAATCAGCCAGCACAGCAGCCTCATCATCCGCATAAAAAGGTTTTCCGTAAAACAATTTCCATTCCCAAACAAGCCTCAAAACTTCCTGAAGCGTTTTTCCAGCAACTGGAACAATAAGATTCTCAAACTTTTCCTTAAGGACAAACTCTTCGTGCGTAAACTCTATATAGAAAATGTGTCCCACTCCAGCAACAGAAAAGAAAGACTCATAAACAACAAC